CCATAGCAGGGTCCATACCAATTAGTGTGACCCATTGTCCGTCTCGTGGATGTCCAGCCGCTCCCATACGGAGAGGACCAGGTTTACGCATACGATTAACACAGGCGTTAACAACCGTTGGATTAAAAATTGCGTCATCGTCTATGTCCTGTTGCTGGTAAACTAAAGCCCATGTTGAGGCTGTTACCTCGCTACGTCTTGCAAAGAGTGCTGGTCCATCCCATTTCTGGTAGTAACCATCCTCATCTGGTACAGCGTCATCATCGCCGTCCCATGGACGGTCAGAGCGCTCCCAGAGGGTAACCCACTTATCTGGGTCATCGTGTACCTCTAAAGCCGCTGGCATGGCGAGCCGTGTAAACGGGCTAACGCCACCAGACCAATGCTCTGGGTTACGAAGTTCTCGGTATAAATCTACAGCCCCGATACGGGTGCCTACGATAAGTAACTTACCGTTCTTACCTAGACGGGTGATTACTTCCTTCTGAAGCCACTCTAACTGTTTCTCCCACTCATGGGCATTTGCAGTAGTGATAACGTCATCTAGGATAATCAGGTCAGCACGGGCACCGTAAATCTGACCACCAATACCTAGCGCCTGAAGCGTAGGGTCCTTTTCGGATGAGTCACGGGCTTCTTGACCTAGGTAAACCGTGTCGGTTTTCCAGGTGTCAGAGTCTTCTTTCCAACCACCAGAGGGTCCATAGACCTGCTGTAACTTAGCGTAACGTGGGTGGAATAGGCGCTGCTTGATGGAGTAGACGAACTCACGGGCTTTATTTAAAGTCTTGGACACCACAATGATACGCACGTTGGAATCCATGGCAATACGGTAGGTGGAATAGCCTACGGTGATTACGGTGGATTTGGCGTGCTCAGGTGGCACATTAATTAAGATACGGTTCTTGTTGCCCTTTTCATAGGACATGGCTGGATGGAGCCAGGATGGCTCCCTTCCCTCCAGCACGTCAATCCAGTCCTGCTGGTGAGGGAATACTTCGTTACCTAAGAACTCTTTAGAGAAAGTGGCGAAGTCTATGTTCTTGCCGTTCTCGCTACCTAGGGTTACCTTCATTAGGTCTGAACCCTTGGTTCGGGCTATCTCTAGGTCTTTGGCAAACACAGGGTCTGTGAGCCACTTCTTTAGAACATCGGGCTTACGACCAGCCATGGATATGGCTACTCTGACCTCAATGCCAGTTTCTACACTGGCTAAGACTTTAGCCTTGTCTTCACGAAGGCGTACAACGTTATGGTGCTCTGCACCACCTTTGGCTGCCATATGAAGTTATCCTGTCTTAAGCATTGGCTCTAAATTATGTCTAAATAAAAACATATAAAAAGAACCTATATAAGAGCGCCGAAGGCGCTCACGTTAGCAGCCCCCAAAGGGCTGCTTTTGTTACAATAGGCGAGCCAACAAGGGCTCGCCAGTAGCGTGCGCTGAAGCGCACACGTGTAATTATTTTATCCTACATATATACTAACCCTGTTACAAAGTGACTGTAACGTTTCGTTACCAAATTGTTATAAACTATTTTTAAAGTCCTTTATCCAATGGGTTTTAATTGTGAGCCTATTACCAAAATACTGGAAAAAATATTTCATTGTAGTCATTATACATAGTGGTGGTACAGATTCAACATCCCCAGGTCATAGGGTAGTTGAAGATTCAATTACTTGCTAGCCTTACATAATAATAATTATCGGTTACCCCCCCTGGGGGTAGTTGAAAGTTCAATCATTTAACATTCAATAGTTGAAAGTTTAACTAATTAGGGAGGACGGACAGTCTCCCTCCAACTGGGGCGCTCCGACTAGAACAAATGTTCTAACCACGTGTTGCGTAATACGCAACTTGAGCCTAAGCCATTTTCAGGCGTCCTGTGTCTGTCAGGTACAGGGAAAAGGGACGGGGCTTAGCGTGGCTGTGAGAGGCTCGGCGTCCACATTATGAAACTTTATAACGGTTTGGTAAAGACTTGGTAAATTTACCCCGAATGGTGTTTCGCCTGTCCCTGTCTGTGGTAGGTTCAAGTTATCAAGTTAAACGACTTGAGAAACTGGAGGAAAGACAATGAGCCACAAGGCACGAATCCCAATGACGTTGGACATTACGTACAAGGCAGACAAGCCATTGACCTTGGACGAGATAGCGAACATTATTCGGCTACTGGTTGAATCCGACAGCAAGGATGAGTTGGATGTTCTCAACTATCATTGGGAGGCGAACTACTAGACCGAAACCCCGCAAGGGGTCACACCGTAAGGCGGTGTCTGACGAGGTCAGCAACAATGGAGGCAAGCAATGGCAACAAAGGAACAAATCGCAATCGCACTAGAGGCAATCGGAACTCTGCGCAGGGTTTACGGATTGACGGACGAAAGCACCTTACAAATCTCTACCGATTACGTGGGCAACGTAGGGACGGCATACTCAAGGGTATTCATTATCCGTGACGGCGACCTCGTGAACATCACCGCCCTAGTTGCACGGGCTACGGGTGCACCATTGAAAGAGCGCAAGTCTGACGGGCGTTGGGTAATCGTGACCAAGGGTATGGGTTACAGCAGGGCGCAACACCTGACCAGTTGCCTCTCCTACTCTATGTTTGAGCGTGCGGACGGTATGGCATACAACGAATTCTAGGGGGCTTGGCTCTCCCCCGTGCTCACGGGTACGGGGTAGGGCTTGGCTAAACCCTAGCCAGATAGAAACTAATGGAGGTTAGACAATGATTACGGGACGAATTAGCGCAAGTCTAGACGTAAGAGTGACAGAGAAAGAGGGCGAAAAGTTCATAGACGTGACACCTTGGCACAATGGTTACGGCAATGGATGTATGACCTTTAACAAAGAGCAAGCCCTATCATTCGCCAAGAAACTAGAGGAACTGGCGGAACAACTCTAGGTGACTAGTCTCTATCCCCTCTTAGCGGAGGGGGTAGGGACGGGCTACCTAGCCCGACACAAACTAATAAACGGAGGTAAGACAATGGAGACAGAGACAGAATTTACAACTATTCAAGAAATACTGGACGGGGCTTATGAAAAGTTTGGAGGCTGGTCAATGAGCGCAAGTCAGGTCATTGACTGGATAGCCACCGAACTAGAGGCACTAGAGGAGGCAAACTAATGATTAGAGAACTATGCGTTAAGTGTTGGAACACGGTGGCAAGTCACGCCCTGTACGGGTGCTGTGCTGAACCGTTAGAGTCGTCACTATCTTGTGGTAATTCGTACCGCAAGTGTGCCGAATGCACGGGAGATGTGAAGGTATGAGCATCAAGGAACTGGCACACCCACTAGGGCGTGAAGGATTACTAGAGACTAACGGGCTTAAGGTAGCCGTCAGGATTATGGACGTAAAGCAAGCCTACGGACGGGTGAGGTACGTTGTAACGCCCCTACACGGGCACGGCACGGCAACGGTAGAGGATTTTAGAGTAGAGGTGACCCAATAATGTGGACGGTATGGGTAGGCGGTAGCGAGGTTACAGAGTACGAGGTAAGCAAGGCAACAGCGCAAGAATTAGCGCAACAATTCATAGATGCAGACTATGATGACGTATGGATTGAGGAGGTGACGGCGTAATGAATAGTTTCTACTCTTGGGTTTTAATCATTACAGTACGCAGACTACCCCACAATGGGGCGTTAGAACTAAGCGCAATGGTACGAGACACGGCAGGGTGGGGCGTATGGCTAGAACATACAACTTACTACGGCTACAACAAGGTAGAGGCTAAGCGGAGATTCCGTGAACACCTAATTGAAAAGCACTATGTGCTAGTGAATGACTAGGTTATGGAGGTAACCACTATGAATAAGACACCACTAATTGGAAAGAGAATAACCGTAGTTTGTGACGAGGTTACCTTGAATAAACTATTTGCAATGCAAGATTGGCAATGGGAAAACTTTAATGAGTCAGAGTTTATGTTCTTTATTGGTGACATAAAGGACACCAATTTGAATGAAGAACAAATGGAACTTTACGGGAATGAGTGGGAATAATGATAAAGGAATTATGCGTTAAGTGTTGGAATACATTAGAAAGCCACACCCTGTATGGGTGTGACGTTAAACAGGAGGAAAAATAATGCAATACCACTATGTAGTAGTTTATGATTCACTCTCTGAAAAATGGGAGGTAGATTCGGATACCGCTTATAGCGTGTTCAATAACGGTTACTTTTTTAATACCGATACACAGGATTGGGACGTGCCTGACGATTACTTAGAGGCATACCAAGAGGATTACTCCAACAAGAGTGATGAACTATTTAAGATACTAGAACAAGTGGAGGAACAAGATGAAACTATTTAACAAGCAACAACAGGACGTGTTCGCACGCCTTGATGAACTAATGGTACG